GTGTTTATGTTTTTCACGACTACAGATTAGGGCAGAATAACCCGAAATTCTACATAAACCATCTGAAATGATACGATATTTTAGTATAAGTACGAATTTCAAACATTTGCTCCTATTAGAAAAGGATGATATGTGTTTAGCTAAAAAAACAGCGTTAAAAGATATAGACGACCACCTTAAAAGGATTTACGGTGACGATTATAAGAGATGCTCCATTTACAGCAAGCACTTAGATACGAAAGAGATTGATTTTTTGAACCGTGTTCTTTTACCATGAACTACTAAGGATTCTTTAATTCATTTTTAATTGTTTTATTTTCAAGGAAGGCACGTTGCGAAACGAGCCTTTTTTTTATGAATATTCCGTATTAGTACGAAAATCACGTATTTCATCCTATTAGTAAAGATACCTACCATGAAGAACTTAGAAATCCGCAGTTTTGGCGGGGATGCTGCGCCTAAAATCGAAGGTCGTACCATAGAGGGGTACGCCATTGTCTTTAACCAATGGTCGGAAATCATGTACGACCGCGAAGATAAACGATTTTTCAGGGAAAAGATAAACCAGTCAGCCGTTACCGATGAATTGATTAACCGTTCGGACATCAAGGCTTTGGTTGAACACACCAGAACAAGACTTTTAGCACGGAGAAACAAGGGTTACGGAACATTAACGCTTGAAATCCATGATCACGGACTTTTCTATCGTTTCGACGCGCCCAATACCGCCGATGGTGATTACTCAGTAGAGATGGTTTCCAGAGGAGACATAAACGGCTCTTCTTTCGCCTTTTCAGCAATCAAGGGAAAAGACGACGTGTGGGTTAAAGGTGCAGATGGAATATTTGAAAGGACGATTAACAACATCCGATTCTTATCGGACGTAACCATTACCGCAGATCCAGCCTATTCCCAAACCGAAGTGAACGTAAGAAGCCTTGAAGAAATGGAAAAGCCGGAAGAACCGCAAGAGGAAAAACACAAACCTTATAAAGTTAAACTTGAGATACTTAGAATGAATATTCATTAACTAAATTTTTTATTGTACCATGAAAAAGAAACTTTCTGAAATGACGGACAAGGAATTGAGAGATCATATCCTTGAATCCAACAGCGAAATGCGAACAATTCTTAGCACCGCCGAAAAAGAGGAGCGAGAGTTGACAGAAGAGGAACAGGCAAAGTACGATGATCTTAAAAGAAGTTCTGAGGCTGCCGATTCTTGGATGATTGCAAACAGACGGCCATTGCCAATCAAGGACGAGGAAGAAAAAAAGGAAGTGCGCAAGATTTACGACATTTTCGGTGAAAACCTGAGAAATGCCGTAACTAACGGTGGAAAAGCAAAAATCGAGGTTCGTGAGAACGTAAACATTGACAGTACCGATGTGGCCGACACCATTCCCGTTCTTTTCCAAGACGTGATTGATGCGCTTACACCCGCTTTGATTATCGAAAAAGCTGGATCCAAAATGCTGTTCAACGTGCAGGGGCAACCCACATGGCCGACTGTTGGAGACGTTGAGGCTTCGTGGGCTGGCGAAAACGTGTCTTTGGTTGACAAGGACATCAATTTCGACGCCATCCGTGCTACTCCTCACCGTATGGGATTGAAGATTAAGGTTTCCCGCAGGGCTTTGAACCAGTCAAACCTGAATCTTTACAATCTGGTTGTAAACAAGATTGCCAGATCATTTGCCGCTCTCTTGAACAAGACGATGGTGTCTCTTACCGCAGTTGCACAGGACGCTCCTACCGGAGTATTCGTTGCTGCCGCTTTGGATGCTGTTCCGTTGAGTGCAACACCTACATTCAAAGAAGTTGTTTCGCTTGAAACAGAAGTGATGGCGCACAATATCGAATTGGATGCCGATGGTTTTGGAGCTTACGTTATCAGTACCGCTATGCGTGGTAAACTGAAAACCACTCCTATTGAAGCAGGCGAAACAAAGATGATTCTTGAAGGTGATTTGATGAACGGATATCCCGTTATCGTTTCCAACTACATGGACGCAAACTCCATCGGTTTTGGATTCTTCGAATATTCCGTTGTATCGCAGTTCGGCGACTTTAACCTGATCTTCGACCCGATTACCGGAGCTGGCGAAAACGAAGTAAAATTCGTTGGTAATACCGAGGTTGATATCACCCTGTTGAGACCCGAAGCATTTGTTATTGGACAAATACCGCAGACCACTTGATGTACGTAACCCTTGAAGATATTAAGAGGCATCTCAACGTCGATTTTGACGAAGACGATACGCTTATAACTTCCATGATGGAAGCAGCGGAGGTATCTATCGAGCAGTCGATAAATACCCCGCTTGCCGACATCGCTACCGAGGGAACATTGCCGAAAGACCTTGTTCATGCGATAAGGATAATGACGGCGGTATTCTACGAGTACAGAGAGGGTTTTACACACGGAAAGATAATGCAGGTTCCTTTTACCTTGGCGCACCTTTTAACACCTTATCGAAAATTATCATGAGAGCAGGAAGTATGCGGGAAAGACTGAATTTTTACCAGCTGACGGAGACGCAAACTCCATCGGGGGCGGTAAAAAAGACGTGGGTTTCCGTGTATGAATGCAGGGGCTTTTACAAAAGAAGCTCACCGGTTTACGACAAGGACGGCGTGGAGGCGAAAGAGTTGTACCGTGGCGAAACAATCTTTATGATCGTTCGTGAAACCTCCCAGATCAATGCGAACTACAGGGCAGGATATAAGGGATTCATGTATGAAATAATCCTTATTGCACCTATCCATTCCGACAACACGATGGAAATCCAGCTAAGAAAAATCAATGAGTGACATCGGGATTAAAATAGTGAACATCGAGCGGGTTTATGCTCTTGTTGACGAGTTGAAAGCCGTTGACAGGAACAAGGCCATAAGAGGCGGGATGATCGAGGGTGCGAAGGTTCTTGTGAGGATCGGAAAGAGTAATTTAAGATCAAGGAACGACGAGCACACCGGAAACCTTCTCCAGTCGATGCGCTGGAAATCGGCGAGAAATTCGCTTGCTGTTTATGCCGGATTTGAAAGAAGCTACAAGTTCGAGGCTTTAAAGGGGGTCGGCAATCACGCTCATTTAGTTGACCGTGGCACGAAGGACAGATACACGAAAAAGGGATATTTCAGAGGAAAGATGCCTGCAAGTTATTTCTGGACTGACACGAGAAACGAAGGAGGCGGAGAGGCGATGCGGAGCATTGAAAAGGGAATAATAAACATGGTCGAAAACCTTAAAATGAAATACTGATGTTATCGCTTGAAAAACTCACCATATCCACCATCGCAAGGGCGATTCTTTTACAGGACAGCGAAATCGTAAGTCTTGTCGGAACGAAGATATTCCCGAGCATCGCACCCGCCGACACGCCATCTCCCCATATAGTCTACGAAAGGGATGCGTATGATACCGAGGACGTGAAGTTTGGTGTTGTCCGTGAGATAGCGAAGGTAACCTATGTAATTGTTTCCGACGACTACGACACCGGTCTTCAAATAGCGGTAGCGATGCACAGGGTTTTACAGGGCGACCACGACGATCTGACCTTTGAAATCATAAATTCTGCC